ATGGTTGCGATCCCGCGCATGCTGGTCTTTCTGGTACTCACCCTGCTGTTGATGGTCTTGTCCCTCATCCTGCAGCAGTCTCAACCCGGCAGCCTGTTGGCCGTCACCCTCTACAAATCACACCTCATGGCCTTGGGCGGCTGGGGTGGCTACTGGCTTGACCGCAGCCTGTTCCCGTATGACCGGCCACATCTTTACCTTGAAGACGGTGAGGATGAAATTGAAGACTCAGCACCCGCAGATGGGTTTGTCGAAGGGGTCACCGCCGTCGCATATGGCGCCTTTGGCCAGGCCATGCTGCGCCGCGCCATCATCGTTGCCGCCTGCTTGATCTGCGTTGGCCTGGGGGCCTGACATGCGGCCGATCACTCGCATGGCCCTCTGGCTGCATGTCGGCATGTTGCTCTTCGTGGCGGGCGCTTATCTGTCTGTGGCCATGGCCCAAACCATCCCACGTGACGCCCACCGCCATCAGCTCACCCTCAAGCGCGAAGCCCAGCACGTCTGGGGCCTGGGTGCCCCGGTTGCCACCTTTGCCGCCCAGGTGCATCAGGAAAGCCGCTGGCGTGAGACTGCGCGCAGCCCGGTGGGCGCTGTTGGCCTGGCGCAGTTCATGCCCGCCACCAGCACCTGGCTCAGCGGCCTATACGCCAGCCTGGGAGATGCCACACCAACCAACCCCACCTGGGCATTGCGTGGCCTGGTGACCTATGACAAGTGGCTGTCTGACCGCATCACCGCAGCCAACGCTTGTGAGCGCATGGCCTTCACCCTTAGCGCCTACAACGGCGGCCTGGGCTATGTCTACAAGCGCCAGAAGATCAGCCAGACACCGGGCGTTTGCCTGGATCACACCTGCAACCTCAACCCCGGCGTGGCGCAAGCCAGCCAGGCAGAAAACCAACACTACCCGGTGGTGATCCTGCGCAAGTTTGAGCCGCTGTACGCCAGCTGGGGCACCAGGAGCTGCGCATGATTCGCTCAGCCATCTATCTTGCCATTGCGGCCGCCGCAATGATGTATGCGCTTCTGGAGGTCTATGACCTCGGGGCCTCCAGTGGCCAAACCACCTGCGAAGTTACCCAGCTCAAGGTCAATGCAACGGCCGATGCCACACAAAAGGCCGACACCCAAGCCGTGATCAAACGCGCCGACGTTGTGGGCACCCGCCAGGAGCGCGGCCGTGTCGCCGTCAACACTTTTTTCAATCAACTTGCCAAGGACCAAGATCATGCGCCTGCTGACCCTGTTGATAGTTGCGTGCTGCCTGCTGAGCGCTTGCGCCGCTGGGCCGACGCCAACGCCGGGCACACCACCGAAGGTGCCACCCCCGGGCAACCTGACAGCACCTCCCCAGCCGTTGCCACCCCCGGACTCCGGCCAGATGCGGGACTTGGAATCAAACCACCTGGCCACAGCGCGGGCCTATCACCTGCTGGCTCAGCAGATGTGCAACCTGCTGTCCTTCCTGGAGATCAACCATGACATCTGCATCAAGTTTGAAGCAGATCGCTAGGAGCCTTGTCTGTGGATGAAAAGTTTCATGAACAAGCCGCCGCCCTGGAGCAAAGCCGCCGTGACGATGGTCTATCCGCCGCGCGCCGTGCACTGCAGGGAAAAGGCAAAGCCCGCTGTGAAGACTGCAGCGAACCCATCCCGCGTGAGCGCCGCAAGGCCGCACCGAACGCCATCAGGTGCATCGCCTGCCAAACCATTTTTGAAAAGCTAAAAGGAAGAAATCATGAGTGACCCCACCGCTGTAGCCAATGCCTTGCTGGTTGAAATGGGCCAGGTCAAGGGGCAACTCACCGCTATGACGGCACTGCTACAGCAAAATCATCTTGCCACGCAAACGCGTATTGAAGATTTGAGCAAGTCAGTCGGTGTGCAATTTGACGACGTTAAAAGCCGCCTGACTACGCTGGAGGCGAATGAACGCGGCACCGCGATCCGCGCCGCTGGCACCGGCGCTCTGGCGGGGGCCATCGTGGCAGCAGGTATCGCAGCAATGCGGGGCCTGGGGCACTGATCAATGGCTTACGACCGTTCCACCCGCAACAAGGTGCGCGCCAAGTACGTGCAGGGCCTGCCCCTGGCCACCGCTGCCGAAGCGTGCAAGGTGCCCTACAACACCGCCCGCAACTGGAAGCGCCAGGACGCTGACGACGGCAACGACTGGGACTTGATGCGCAACGCCAGGCGCATGACCAAGAGCGGTGTGGAAGACATGGCCAACGAGGTGCTGGGCGAACTCGCCGAGCAGTTCCTGGCCACGCTAGAAGCCGTCAAGAAAGACCCCAAGATGCCCGCCGACAAACGCGCCGACATCATGGTGCGCCTGATGGACGGCTACAACAAGGCCATCGGCGCCGCCAGCCGGGCCATGCCCAACGCCAACCGCCTGGCCGTGGCCATGGACGTGGTCAAGTTCCTGAGCGTGTTCATTGCTGGCCGTTACCCCAAGCTGCGCGAGCAGTTCATTGAGATCACCGAAGCCGCTGCCGATGACTTTGTGCGTGAGTTTGGCCGGAGCACCTGATGGCAAAGAAGCAACGGCTGCTCAAGGACAAGGACTTCCTGCAGGAGCTGCGCGCCTATGCAGATGAGCAGCGCCGCCTGGTGGAAGCCGAATGCGACGGCTTCTCGACTGACCCGGCCGCACGGGACCAGCGCCGCAAGCGCGCACACACCGACTTTGAGTACTTCTGCCGCATCTACTTCCCGCACTACGTCAAAAGCGAACCCTCGCTGTTTCACCGCTGGTTGTATGACACGGTTCCCAAGCTGATCGATAAGCCCACCGGCCAGCTCATCAACGTGTCTGCCCCTCGCGGCGAGGCCAAGTCCACCCTGGGCACCCAGCTCTGCACCATTTGGTTGATAGTTACCAAGCGCAAGCACTTCATCCCACTGGTGATGGACTCACTCGGCCAAGCTGCCACCATGCTGGAGGCTGTCAAGGTAGAGCTGGAGAGCAACCCGCGCCTGCAGATGGACTACCCGGACGAAACCGGAGCCGGGCGCGTCTGGAACGCAGGCGTGATCGTCACGCAGGGCAATGTCAAGGTGCAAGCCTTTGGCTCGGGCACTCGCATGCGCGGCCTGCGCCACGGCCCGTACCGGCCCGACATGGTGATGCTGGACGATATTGAGAATGATGAGAACGTCCGCAGCAAGGAACAGCGTGACAAGGTCGAGGCCTGGGTCAAAAAGGTAGTGCTGCCACTCGGCCCGCCCGATGGCAGCATGGACGTGCTGTACCTCAACACCATCCTGCACTACGACTCGGCCGCCAATCGATTCCACACCAACCCGCAATGGCGCACCCGCAAGAAGTTCAAAGCCATCGTGCGCTGGCCGGATCGTATGGACCTCTGGCAGCAGTGGGAAGAGCTGTTCATCAACCAGACGGATGCGGAAGAAGCCGATCCAGATGATGAGACGCTGACCGAGGCCGAGGCGTTCTACCAGGCCAACAAGGCCGACATGGATGCAGGTGCCGTGGTCAGCTGGCCCAGCATGCGCCCCTTGCTGCGCTTGATGGAGATTCGCGCTGGTGACCACCATGCCTTCGACTGCGAGTACCAGAACGACCCCACCAACAACGAGGCCGGTTTCTTCCAGAACATGCAGTATTGGGTCCAGCCCTGCCGAGACTGGGTGTTCTATGGGGCTCACGATCCCAGCCTTGGTAAGAAAAACAAGAGCCGCGACCCAAGCGCCACAGGTGTCGGAGGCTTTGACCGCAATCATGGTGTTCTCAGCGTGGTCGAAGCCATCGTGGCGCGCCGTGTGCCTGACCTGCAAATCAGCCACATCATCCAATTTCAGCGTGACTACAACTGCTTGGTGTGGGGCTTTGAAGCCATTCAGTTTCAAGAGTTCATGCGGCAAGAGTTGATTAAACGCTCAGCTCGGGAAGGAGTTCCCGTGCCAGCCGTTGCGTTGCATCCGCACGAAGACAAGGACTTGCGCATTGAGTCACTGAGTCCGCATGTCAACAACGGCCTGATCCTTTTCTACCAGGCACACACGGTGCTCAACAGCCAGGTGCGCCACTGGCCCGAAGCCGACCACGATGACGGTCCTGACATGCTGCACATGCTGTGGATGCTGGCTGTCTCGCGTGCTGGCGGCATTCCCAAAATCAGAATTGGAAAAAGAAAATGATCTCTACAAGAGGCCTCGTTCAAACAGTTAAAGGCTGGCTCGGCAAGCCCATCGCAGGGCCTGATACCGACCCGCAAAAGTACTTTGGCACGATGTTCGCGCTGCCCAACCCCGACCCCATCCTGCGCGAGATGGGCCAGGCGGAAAAGGTCTATTACTCCATCATGGCCGACGCCCATGTCATGGGTGAAATTCGCTCCATTCGGGGTTCCTTCCGTTCATACCAATATCGGCTGACGCCCGGCAGCGACAACGACAGCAAGGCTGCAGCCGCAATGGAGCTTTGCCAGCAGTGGATGCAGTCCCAAGCGCCCAACACCGTCTCGGACTGGCTGGAGGTGATGTGGCAGATGACCGCCTCCATCTTCACTGGCTATCGGGTGCATGAAATGGTCTGGGACCTGGTGGACGGTCATTACTTGCCCAGCCAGGTGCTGGATCGTCCTGGTCGGCGCTTTCGATTTGATGCCTACGGCGCACCCCTGTTGATCTCCAGTGGAAACTGGCAGGGCGCACCGGTCGAACCGTACCAGTTTGTGGTCTCCAGGCACATGCCCACCACTGACAACCCCTATGGCATGGCCTTGCTTTCGAGCTGCTTTTGGCCCTGGACCTTCAAGACCGGTGGCTGGCGGTATTTCGTCAAGTACTGCGAGCGCCACGGCCTGCCTTGGCCCGTGGGGCGCTACCAGGCGGGCACCAGCGAAGCCGACCAGGACGCACTCGCCGAGGCACTGGCCGGGATGATTGAAGCCGGTTATGTGGTGACTCAGGAAGGCACTGGTCTGGAGCTGTTGACGCCCACTGGCGGGGGCAGCAATCTGCCACAGCAGAACCTGATCACCCTGTGCAACCGCGAAATGAGCAAGGCGCTCACCAGCCAGGCCATGATTGGCGAGCAGCTTGACGTCGGTGCCCGTGCTGCTGCAGAGACAGCCATGGACCGGCAGAACTCGGTGCATGACTCTGACCGCGACATCTCGGCGGCCAGCATGGCGCAGATTTTCAAGTGGATCACCTTGTTCAACTTCGGTGATGGCGTCTCACCACCAACACTGGAGTTCTTCAAACAGGAGGCCGCTGGCAAGGCGCGGGCCGAGACTTATCAGATCGCCGCCAACATGGGCGCAAAACCCTCGCGCAAGGCCATGTTGGACGAACTGGACATTCCACCTGCAGTGGATGATGCCGACGCCTTGTTGCCACTGACTGCTCGCCTTCCCGGTGTGACAGGCAGCAAGCCTGCAGCCCCAGCTAACACCCCACCAACGGTGGACTTCAACGCCGTGGCCGGTTTCACCTTTGCCAAGGCTGCAGGCATGACTGAAGACGAAGCCATGGCGCTTGCTGCCGATGCCGCTGACCAGGCCATCGAAGACAACATGATCGCGCCCATCTATCAGATGCTGGTGCAGTTCGAGTCCGAAGGCAAAACCCTGGCCGAGTTCCAGACCGCCCTGGAGGGTCTGGTCGGCCAGATGGATGACGAATCCCTGCGCGAAGTCATCGACCGCGCCTTGACCTATTCCATCCTGCGCGGCGCTGCCACCCAGGCCAACTGATTTTTTAACGGAGAGCACTATGACTGACCAATCTATCGAACAAGAAATCCAAGCCAAGGGGAAGACAGCCCCGCGTGTGACGCCTGCGGATATTGAGTCAAACATTGCCGATGAGCACTACTTCACGGCTGATGAAGGAGTCGTTGGGAAATATGCAAATCGACTTGCCTCAGAGGGTCTTGGGACTTACCCCGCAGACCTCCCAAAAAGGAACATGCAGCTCAGTCTCCTGACGTTTTGCGTGCTAGTTCTGCGCAACGGCTTCACTGTGACCGGCGAGAGCGCCTGCGCCAGCCCTGAAAACTTCGATGCAGAGCTGGGCCGCAAGATCGCCATTCAAAAAGTGTGGCCACTCATGGGATACGAACTGCGCTCAAAGCTGGCCGCCCAGGACGACCAGGAGGAAAACCATGGCTGATTCGAGCGAAGAGGCTGTTCTGCTGGCGGTCAAGGGTGTCATCTTTGATCTTCCCGCGTCAGACCAAGAGAAGGTGAAACAGATCGCTGAACAGATCAGGGCAACCGTCGAAAGTGCGGGTGTGACCGGCCAACTCGCGCTGGCCTTGGTCGGTGCTGAAGCGGCAGCAAAGGCATAGGCTGCATGAAAAAGCGCGTTTACATCGCAGGCCCAATGACCGGTTTGCCCCAGTTCAACTATTCCGCCTTCAATGCGGCCGCCCAGCGTCTGCGAGCGCTCGGCTTTGAGGTTGAAAACCCTACTGAGAACCCGGAACCCAAGTGCGGCACCTGGCTCGGATACATGCGCATGGCCATCCGGCAGCTGGTGACATGTGATGTTGTCGCTCTGCTGCCGGGCTGGCGCGGTTCACGCGGCGCACGTATTGAGCGCTGGTTGGCAGGCATGCTGGGCTTCACTGTCGTTCTGGAAAGCGCCATCCAGTCGGGTCCGGAGGCGTTCAATGGCTGATGCTCAGAATTTCGGCGTCAAGTTCACCGAAGCCATCGACTATCTCAAGGGCAAGCTGCCCGAGGTCAGCCTGAAGTGGGACGATCTCGCAGGGCCGGTGCACGGAAAGGTTTACACCATAGCCGGTGCCACATCCACCGACCTGGTGCGCGACTTTCATACAGCTACGACAGACGCGAGCAGCAAGGGCAGCACGCTCGGCCAGTTCCGCAAGGACTTTGACCGCATCGTGCAGCAACATGGCTGGACCTACAACGGCAAGCGCGGCTGGCGTTCAGCGGTGATTTTCAATACCAACATGCGCTCGGCGCACATGGCGGGTCGCTGGAAGCAACTGGTGGCCAATCAGGCACAGCGCCCCTATCTGCAATACCGCACAGCGGGTGACTCACGCGTGCGCCCGCTGCACAAAATGTGGAACGGCCTGATTTACTTGCTGTCAGATGCATTCTGGCAAACCCACTATCCACCCAACGGCTGGGGCTGCCGCTGCACCGTGCGGGCCTACGGTGAAGCCGAGATGAAGGACAAAGACCTGTCCGAGTCCGCCCCGTTCGAGATCAAGACTCGCGAGGTGATCACAGGCGACGGTGAAATCAAGGACAGGGTGCCTGTCGGCATCGACCCCGGTTGGGATCACAACGTCGGCCAGTCCTGGATCAGTCCAGAACTGTCGCTGGGTAAAAAGCTGGCTGCCTTGCCCCGCCAATTGCAAGGCCCGTTGGTCGATAAAACGATTTCACCCGCCTTTCAAAAGGCGATCAGTGACAACTTCAAGGCCTTTAAAACGGGGATTAAACAGCCCAGTGGGCAGGCCCAAATCGTTGGATTTATGGACAGCGGCATGCTCAATGCATTGGCTGAGAAGCTGCCCGCTATTGACCTTCAGTCCACGGCTGTTTCAGTGTTCGACAACAAGACCAATCATCTGGCAGGTAGTCACAAGGCATCATCCCTGCAGGCTTGGCCGGATGAGTGGATCAACAGCCTGCCAGAGCATTTCAGGAACTATCGGGCGGTGCTTTGGGACAAGTTGAAGAAGACACTGGTGGTGGTGCCGCAAGGTAGCTTCAACAAGACGCTTCCGAAAATCACCATGCGGCTAAACGAATCAACCAAATTCGGCACGTCAGCGTCGATCATCTCTCTCGGAAGCGCATCGGCTGCAAACTTGCGAGACTCGAATGCCTACGACCTGCTGCTGGGAACCCTTGACCCATGA